TTCGCCGCCCAGCTCTTTGCATAGGCACCGGTCTTCACAGGGGCATTCTCCTGAATATCCTTCCTTGCCTGTGTTCCTGCCTTCTTCACCGCTTTTTTCATATCATCCGCAGCAAGCTGTGCATACTCTTCCAGTCCTTCCATGATCACATCTGCCATCTGGCTGACTGTACACCTGTCCCCTGCCATACTCTCACCTCCGGACCTTCCTGCATGTGAATTTCAGACACTTTTTCTTATAATTCAGATGATCCACACTCACGATGTCATACACCTGATCCCGAAACAGGATCCTGTGAGTAACAGACCGGATGCCTGCAGTCTTTTTACAGTACCGCACCGTCACAGTCATTCCCACATCTTCCACCACAGTCCCTGCAGCTTCCGCTTCCCTGGAACTGGCAAGCCCCTCACCGCCTATCGTTGCAAAACAGCAGTAATCCTCTGTCCACTCATTCCTGTGATTCCCGATCCCGTCCTTCACAACAGAACATTTCTGAAAAACAACTTTCTCATTCATCAATGCAATATCCATGACACCAACAAACTCCATCCTTCATAACAATATCTACCAGAATCCTTTCCAAACTCCCATGTTCATTGCTGTTTCACGGATATTTTTTCAGAATCCCGGTTTCCTCACTCCAAACAGCAGGATCCGCAGATCCATCACCAGCTGATGGTGATCCGCTTCCTCCCTGTGTTCATACAGATAGGCAGCCGCATACTGCACGGCAATCTTTGTCCCCTGCAGATCTTCAAACTCATCCTCATCCGTGATCCTTGCCACATCCATGCAGATCTGCTGCCCCTGCTCGATCAGATCAGAAAGCAGCACATCATCATCGTCAAAATCCACCCGCAGGTAATTCTTCATTTCCTTTACTGTCACGATCACAGGACATCACCTTCCATTTCCACCATATAGGAAGCATAGCTGCTCCAGCTTTCCGCAGTCTGGTAAACATCCAGCCTTCCCTTCGGTACATAGAACTTACAGTCCTTTGGAAGCCCAAGAAAAGTACCTGTCGTTGTAAGCTCCGGCGGCGAATCTGGAAGAAAATAATATCTTTTCATGCACTGGCAGTTCTCGAAACAATATCTGGAAACCGTCGTCACACTTTTGGGAATTACAATCTCTGTTAATGTATAACAGCCTGAAAACAAGGAATCCACAATCTCAGCAATTCCATCCGGAAGAACTACTTTCTCTAGCATCCGGCATCCCTGAAAAGCCCCGTTCCCGATCTTCCTGAGTCCTTTCGGAGGAATCATTTCTGTTATACAGCAGCAGGACTCGAACACATGCCTTCCGATATCTGTTACACCATCCGGAAGAGTTACTTCCTGTAAGGTAGTGCATTTATCAAAAACATAATCCCAAAGCCGGACGATTGTATTCGGAACAGATATATGTTCCAACTGTACGCAGCCATCACAAAAATAGCCGGGCAGCATCTCTTTTCCCTCTGGAAGCCCGAGAAATTTCAGACTGCAGCATTCTTTTACAACACCATTTCCCCATTCGACGGCATTTCCCATCGTAATGCTTTCCATCCTGAAAAAGCTGCAGAAACAATAATCGCCCAGTTCCCTGACCTGGCTTCCCACTTCTATTTTCCGCACAGCTGACAGATATTTCATATTTTCCCGCACACTGCTTTTCCCTGCTGTAAAAGTATATGAACCGGCATTATAGTTTCCAAAAAAACAGACCTGGTTTTCCCCCTGGGGCAGGAAACGTATCACATACTCTCCCGGTTCCCTGTACCTGTGTGTCAGCGTGATCTTCGTGTAATTCCATCCTTCTGCTGTCTCCGGTTCACTTCCGTCTCCCCAGTCCACCTTTACGCCATGATCCTCACTCTGTCCAAAAGAAACCTGCGGCTCCATCATATCCCTATCCAGGCTTACATAGATTCTCGTTGCACCGTCATCCGTAACATACTGGGCAGCCACATTCATCTCCCTGTTTGTCTTTTTCAGATCCTCCAGCGTCCAGTTCCATCCCGTACAGACCAGCCCTCCGTGAAACGGAAGGTCCGGCAGGTGTTCCATCCCGGCAAGCTCTTCCAGTGAAAAACTGTACAGCAGGGTTCCATCATAATCAAAGAACCGGATCGGCAGGAACATATCCGCAGCACTTCCGCCTGACGGGATCCTGCTCACCGCCTCTGGAATCTCCCCCGGTTTCATCAGGACAGAAGTACCGCCCCTGGCACGCACCGCATCTGCAATAGCTTTCAGCGTTTTCTCATTTACAAGCACATTTGCCATCAGTACGCCACCTCATTTCCATCCGTCAGTTCATCCATCCGCCTGCCAAGTTCC